ATCGGGCTACGGAGTCCGCGGGTGAGTCCTTAGCACACGCTGCTGTCATCCCTCCTGATAGCATCCGTCGTCGCTAAGGCGTGGCACGCCTGCGAAAAAACCACAGCCGGGTGCCGTCCCATTCGGTGAAAATGATCAGCCGCCGCTCGTTCCAAACGCACGCATCCTTGAGCATGTTGCGCTTGATCCAATCGAGGAGCCATGCCAGACAAAGAAAGTGCGATGACAAAGAAAGTTAAGAAATACCTCGGTTACCAAGGGCAGTGGTACGCGGACGTGACCTACGATGACGGTACCAAGGAGCGCCTGCCTTGCGTCCACGAGCACTTCTACCGCTGGAACAACGGCCGCCCCTACTACGAGGACCCGTGGGCCTCTACCAAGCGGAAGGACACTTACGCCGTCCGCCAGAACGCGAAGTTCAAGCCGCACATTGCCATGATCCAGGAGAAGCGGCGGGTGGTACTCACGACCGACACCGTGGACGTGAGCAAGGACCGCGCCGAAGGCTACTTCAAGCGCAAGCCGAAGGGCTATCGCGGCGTCTGGGAAATCGACAACTTCAAGCTGGATGAACAGAGCATGCGCTTCGACTTTGTCGAGCGCTTTGCGCGATAGTAGTTGAGATGCTCTTTCGTTTCCAACTTCCAGCCGTCCGGAGGTCAAGTCGGAGGACAATCTCCGCGCGATTGCGAAACGCGGCTACGAAGGCGCCGTGACCACCGACCACGATCAGCAGGCGCAAGCGGTCGGCCTGTTTCTCCGCGACGCCCTTCTGCAAATCTGACCGCGTGAACCCGCCGTTATAGCGTCAGACGTGACGGCGTCACTTTGGCGTTGCGCCGTCACGGTGACGCGCCACCTACTCCGTCGGGAAGTAGTGTTCGACTGGCGCTGGTTCGGCGGCGGCCCGGCGGGCAGATGGGTCATTATTCTCGACCGCGACCTCGAGCTTGTCGTCCTCGACCGAGCGATCTCAGCTAGTTCGTCCTCACCGAGCATGTAGATCGCAAGGCGCGCGCGCTCTGTACTGCTGCTGCAGAGTTCAGCGATGAGCCTGAAGGGTGCGGGCAGCGGCGAACCCGGAGGGGTTGGGGGCCCGTTCAGAGAAGCGCCAGGGGCCGCGGAGTAACTGAGCGTCTCGCGCACGATCCTCCTCGAAATGGGCCTGGGCGGAAAATTATAAGCGAAATCAAGCGGATGGGACGAGAACCGGGTCTTCCTTCGAGCCGGCTACGCCGAGGCCGCCTCGACGGATCGCAAGAACGGGAAGCGGCCGTCAGCTTGTTCCTTAGCGATGTGGCCTGGGGTGGCGAATGCAAGACGTTTGAAGGGTATCAAGGACCTTGCGTTGCGCGTCACGCGAGCGCTCCCGCATCCTTGTCCGAGCCGGTGAGTTTGTGCTTTTGCGGTTCGGAGTGCGGTGAGGCGCTTGCGACTCGATCACGACGCCACGGGCGAGGCGGTCAGGCGTATACGAAATCCGGACTACGTTGACTCTGCCAGTAGTGCCGGGGCTGACGGCTCGCTGGCGGGTTCGTCATGGCTCCTCCGTCACGATCTCGAAGGACGAGTTCACGGAGATTCACGGAGATCGCCCGGTAGGGCTATTCAGAGACGGCAGACGAGGACCCGCGACGCTGCCGAAGCGATCGGCCGCAGCCATAAGTAAACCTTCCAACTCTTCTGGAGTTTCGATTAACGGATTTGATTTCAGGAAGTTCCGAGCAACGTTTTCGTCCCCTGGCTGTTGTGCAAGTGCTTCTGGAAGCGCTCTACCCAAAATCTTGGCGTCGCTTGCGGCACCAGCACATATGATCGCCAAGCTATGCACAACCGCTCTTCTCTGCTCCGTCTCATCTAACGTGTCCTCATGAGCAAAGACACTTACCGCCGCCTTTCCATATGCCCCTTCGACGGAAGATGGCGCGGTAATATCAATGCCCTGTTGAAGGACTTGCGCGCCAAGGCGGTGGGCCAAAACTGCGTGGGCGGCCTCGTGGTACGCCACCCTTTCGGAGTAATCCATTAGTGCTTACCCACATTTCACATTTCACTTTAGTCTGAAAGTCCTAAGTCGTTAATCGCTTGGTTCACTTCCTCAACAAAGTTGGTGGCGCCCGAGCCATCAATGTTGGCGGTCATCACGACCTCGATGTGGAGACTATTCGTTGCCCTGAGCTTGGGGATGAGTTTGATCCCGACCTTGTTCCACTGTTCAGGCGGCACCTCGCCGCTAAGCTGAACGACGACAGTGTCAGGAGTGGGTGAAGGGATGGGTGCACCGCCGACGCCTGTCGGTGGCTCAGATGGTGTGATCGGCGAACTTTCGCCGCCGGAAGGCACTGCTGGAGGGGGTGGCGCCAAGAGCTTTTCGGCCGCCTCCTTTTTCAGCAGAAACACGTTTGCATCGAACGCCACCTCCTCAGGCTGAAGGGCCTGCTTGAACCATGCCCGCTGATATTTTCCATTTTGCAGCAACCCCGATGCCATGCCGAAATCGCCGTTCCCGACAAATTCGACGATTTTCGTCCGCAGGACCTTGTCGGGATCAAGCAACCTAGTCAGCGAGCCGTCTAGGAAGCTTTGTCGCAAGCCCGACAGCGGCCATGCGCCGGATTCGGCTAGCGCCGGCGGCCATTTTCGTTGGATATAGCCGGCTCCAGCGGTTGCCGCGCGTTCTGCTTCAATTCCTCGGGTAAATGCGAGAAAGCCATAGAGCCAGCATGGCTAGCGTACCGCGCGTCTGCTGGTAGTGCGGCAAGGTCTGCCATTTGCGCTGAAACACCGACAGCGTCGAAGGCCGTTGCACCGGACGCGACACGGGTTCCCAGCGACGTGGTCCTTCCCAGTCGGTGGAGACCATTCGCGGACCCGGTGCGTCAACGCCGCTTGGAGACTCCGGATTTTGGAAAGGCCAGGAGGCCACTACCGCACTTGGCCGTGCTCAATCGGCGTGTTTGTCCTCATCTTCGTCAACGTCTCCCTTGCTCCCATCTTTTTCTTCGTTGCCAGCTCCATCACCACCTTCTTTGTTGTTGTGCTCGCCATTCGAAGGAGTCACTTGAATCCAGTCTTCCGGCTTCAGCGGGTAGTGGAAGCCGACGCGTTGGCTCACTGCGATCCAGAATCTTCTCTGTTCCTCGCCAGACATTGGAAGTTTGTAGCCGAGCCTTGTTGCAAGTGCTGGCAAAAAACAATCAAATGCAGCTCTAACTAGGTTTCCCCAGGTGTGGACGCGCTCTATCGAGAGGTTATAGGCCATCCGCGCCAGGACGGCAGCTACGACGACCGCCCCCATGATGTACAGGTTCGCTGCTGCAAACGACCCTATGTCGAATCCACTCGCCTGTACTTTGGCCGTCATGATCAGATTCCAAGTGAGGCGAATAATCGCTGCGAGGCTGATGAGTGCGCTGAAGAAGCACAGGTTGACCAGGCAATTTACTTGAGCTCTCGCCTCGTCGAGGGCTGCCTGAAAGGGTTTGGTGATCACAGCGGTAAGGTGAAACCAAATAGTTACGCTATCAGCACCATAGACATCTTTAGGGTACTCCTCGAATGCAAGTATTGCATTGCCGAAGCGAGTGGGCAGTAACAGACTTTCGTCAGCTGGGAAATTCTCCCTCATCTCAATCCAAAGATCTTGAAGCTCTCGTAGCTTGTCAGCGGGAAGTTCTTGCTTACTCGCTCGCCGTTCACCGCGAAGAGCGTCAATCCGTCCTTGCATGTTCTTGAAACGGAGCCGTTCAGCATCCTTGAGTCGCGCAAGCCTCGACATCGGCCAACGATATCCCTCAAGAATTTGGTATTGAAGGTTATTGACCAAGAGCATTGAGATAGCCAAAGCCCAAACTATGAGCACGAAGTAAAAGAATTTTTCGAGGCTGTACGTTTCTGTTGTAGCTAACAGCGACTTGACCTCGGGCAGGTCAGAAAACAGAGCAAGACTGGCTAGCACAAACGAGAGGACTGGCAAAAAAAAACCGAGAACGAAAGCTTTATCCACCAGCTTCGGCAGTGTCGACAACATGAAGGACCTTAGTCGCTTTCAATTAGTCTTATCGTTCATCATCCGACTAAAAGTCCATACCCCCCATACCGCCCATTTCGGGCGGCACTGGCGGCCGCTTCTTGCCAGGTAGCTCGGCAACCATCGCCTCGGTTGTGATCAGCAGACCCGCGACTGAGGCCGCGTCCTGCAGCGCGGTTCGCACGACCTTGGTCGGGTCGATGATGCCCTTCGATACCAAGTTGCCATAGTCGCCGGTCTGCGCGTCATAGCCGAAGGCGTAGGTGTCCTTTTCCAGGATCTTACCAACGACGATTGAGCCATGCTCGCCGGCGTTGATCGCGATCTGGCGCGCCGGCCAGGAGATCGCCTTCTTGACAATTTCAATGCCGGTTCGCTGATCGTCATTGTGAACTTTGAGCTTCTCCAGAGCCTTGATAGCACGCAGCAACGCGACGCCGCCGCCAGGCAGGACACCTTCCTCGACCGCGGCGCGGGTTGCATGCATCGCGTCATCGACGCGGTCCTTGCGCTCCTTCACCTCGATCTCGGTCGCGCCGCCGACGCGGAGCACTGCGACGCCGCCCGCGAGCTTGGCCAGCCGCTCTTGCAGCTTCTCCCGGTCGTAGTCGGAGGTCGTTTCCTCGATCTGCGCCTTGATCTGGGTAATGCGTCCTTGGATGTCGGCCTTCTTGCCAGCGCCGCCGATGATCGTGGTGTTCTCCTTGTCGACCATGACTTTTTTGGCTCGCCCGAGCATATTGACGGTCACATTCTCGAGCTTGACGCCGAGGTCCGCGGAAACCATGGTGCCGGCCGTGAGGGTCGCAATGTCCTCGAGCATCGCCTGGCGGCGATCACCGAAGCCGGGGGCCTTGACTGCCGCGACCTTGAGGCCACCGCGCAGCTTGTTGACCACAAGGGTGGCTAGCGCCTCGCCCTCTACGTCCTCGGCAATGATCAGCAACGGCTTGCTCGCTTGCACCACCGCTTCCAGCAACGGTAGTAGCTCTTGCAGTCCGGAAAGCTTCTTTTCGTAGATAAGGATATACGGGTCTTCCATTTCCACCCGCATTTTGTCGGCATTGGTGACGAAGTAGGGCGAGATGTACCCTCGGTCGAACTGCATGCCCTCGACCAACTCCAGCTCGGTCTCAAGCGACTTTCCTTCCTCGACCGTGATCACGCCTTCGTTGCCGACCTTCTTCATCGCATCGGCAATGAAACGACCAATCTCCGCATCACCGTTGGCCGAGATAGTTCCAACCTGGGCAATCTCCTCGTTCGAGGTGACGTTTTTGGAGTTCTTCTGGAGGTCCGCCACGATGGCCTCGACCGCGAGGTCGATGCCGCGCTTGAGGTCCATCGGGTTCATTCCGGCGGCAACGGCCTTGGCACCTTCCCTGAGGATCGCATGAGCGAGCACGGTCGCAGTGGTCGTGCCGTCACCGGCCTGATCGGAGGTCTTCGAGGCGACCTCGCGCACCATCTGCGCGCCCATGTTCTCGAACTTGTCCTCGAATTCAATCTCCTTGGCGACGGTGACGCCGTCCTTGGTAATGCGGGGCGCGCCATAAGATTTGTCGAGCACGACGTTGCGACCCTTAGGGCCGAGCGTCACACGCACCGCGTGGGCGAGCGTATCGATGCCGCGCAGCATGCTGTCGCGAGCGTCCACGGAAAACTTGACTTCCTTCGCTGCCATGGCGGCCCTCTTTCGTCGTTCGGCGCAACCGTAGCGCGATCCGACGTCAAGTGCCATCGGCTGAGAACTGGTCCGGTGGTGATCTGGCCGGAACGCCACGAGGCTGGGGTTGCGGTAGGGGTTATATTACACGCCTTGGGGCGTGTATGGTTCGGCTGCTATACTGCACCGTGGTTCGCCAGCCGAATTGCCATCTGTGAGGCATCCCATCTAACGTGGCGGAGCAGTCTCCGCCAATTCGATCGTTAACTCCTTGACTTATGCCCGCTTTTCCGAAACGCCCTCGACGTACCCGCAGGCTGACCCACAAAGCGTGCTTGATCGGCAGTGCAGCTATCCGCGAGCAACGTGCGCTTCGCCAGCGCAACGTGAATGATGTCATCGCGTGCTTTCTGACCGGCCTGGAGTTCGATTCCCCTTACTCCGTCAACGCCTTGAACGCTGCCTGGGACGGCTCGCTGTAGAACTCGATCCTAAGCTTATGGAGCACCTCCGCCGGGAGTCCTGCGAAGTCGCGGCTATTTTCGGTCGGGATGAGAACCCGCTGAGCGCCGGCGTCCATGGCCGCGCGCAGCTTGTCAATCGACGAAGCGATGGCAGAGATAGAGAAAGCTAACCCGGCCTCAAGGGCGTGCTGCCGAAGGACTACAGGCACTCGATAAGGTGATGGTGTAAAGCGGGGCGTCGAGTCCATGCACCATTGCAAGGCCCGCCTAGCGCAGTCTGTACCTGTCACAGACGCTTTCGAGGGCGAGACTGTATTGGAGGGCGTCGTCCAAGTGTTCGACCTCAAAAGGGCACATGACGGCTACCAGGGCCCACGGCCTGGTCATCGCCGATCGAAGGTAGCGATAAGCGGCGGTTCTTTGCCGTGCTGCACCAGGGGCCGGTTACGTCGCCAGTAGAGGCCGTGCGGGCGGCGATCGTTTCTGAACATAGAAGCGGGGTTTGATGGGAGGGCTACATGGCAAAAGGATTGAGGAGAAAACCTCGCGCAAAGGGCTTGGCGACCATCCTCGGGATTCGTACCGCCAGAGGCGAAAAGATGCTGAAAGGTCCATGGCGACTTATCAGTCCCCATTTGCTCGAATTTCCGGCGACGCTTGTGGACACCATCAATATCGGCAAAACGAGGCTAGCGATTTTTAGCGTCCCCAAGAGGGTGCAGCGCTAGGGGTCGTTCAAATTAGGCCACTACCAACCGGCCAAGACTACCCCGTTCCAAACATCTTCATTTCGTGAAATACGAGGATGAAGAGGATGAGGAAGACGGCGGCGACGATGACGACCGCGACCCGGCCGTTATTAGAGAACCAGACGAAGATTAGCTGTACTAGCCGAAACTCGATCTGGCCGAATCGACCCGTCGGTGTTGCGCCGTAACAAAGACCCGTTGACCGTCACCTGTCGGTGTTGCGCCGTAACAGTCTGCTCGTTGCCAGGAGACCCTTCCCCGTACGCGAGCGCTCCCTAGGCCCCCGGATAGCGTGTCGGGCTATCGGAGTTGTCGGAGCACTTTGAACCCCTCCATACGCTAACGCGTGAAGTACTCGCGTATGATTAGAAATGGTCCGACAAGCCCGACAGCCCGACATAACATGTCAAATTTTATGCAGCAAAAAAGACGCGACATTTCGATTTCGCCCTAAAACCAATCGATGTCCGTTGACTACACGGCCGCCGACTTTTCGCAGCCACGTTCCAAGTCGCTGACTGGATACCCCACCATTGCGATCAGCCGCGATCCGCAGCAGCAGCTCCTTGAATGGCTGCCGATTGAAATCGGTGGGCGACGGTAGCTGGCAGGCTATTTCGATGATTTGGCTGGTTGTGTAGTGCTGATCGAGGTCGAGATAATCAATCCACAAACCGAACAGTTCGCGAATATCGGCCAATTCAGGATCATCCTCGCGCGAGAACTCCATACTTGCGACCGGGTCCGGCAGACCAAGCCAGACGAGCGGGCTGCGGACCATGGTCGACCAACCGGAGTAGCTGCCGAGCGAATTGCAGACCTTTGGCGACCCTGCTGCCAAGTAGGCGCGGACGATCATCAGGGCAGCGGCGACGTAGCTGCCTCGATCGCTCATGGCCTGACGCAGCGGGTCGTGCTGGAACATCCGCAGCTCCGGCCTCTCGGTCAAGGCGTCGAGATTGCAGGTCAGGCCGCGGCGGACCATGTCGCCTTTCAGGCTGATGTTGTTGCCAGTGGCGAGCACCGTGGTGTGGCATTCGCATTCCGGCATTTCGCTGCGGCCGAGGATGCGGATTTTGACCAATGGACGTTCGGTCAGCTGGCACAACAGCTGGCCCTCCAGGTCGTGGCTGCAGTTGTCGAGCGAGACGAGCGGGCTGCCGTTCAGGAGCACGGTGCCGAGCCGCTTCTCGGTTTCTTCCTCGGTTTTTCCGGGAGTGATCACCGGGCACAGCCGTCCCGTGATGATCACCGCGATCAGGTCCACAAGATAGCTCTTGCCGGTCCCCGGCGTGTGCGCGCGGATGACAAACATCGGCGCCGTCGCCAGCGAGCCGCGCACCAGGGCGGTCAGCATGGCGGACAGGGCGACTGCGCAGTCGACTCGCCCTACAAAGGAGAATTCGGACAGTAGGTCAGTCAGCAGTTCGAGCGCCGCCGTGCCCTGCTCGCGGGTGGGATGCTCCGGTATCGTCAGCGGTTCCAATCCTGGCAGCAGGTAGAGCTCAGAATGCGGGTCATAGCCTTCCTCGGCTAACAGCGAGCCGTCGCTCCGCAGCGTCGGCGTCGTAATAATGCCGCTGACACGCGGAATGGCCCAACGCCCCTCGCGCGCCAGCAGGCTATTGACGACCTGGCGCGGTGGGTCGGCGTCGACCCATTGCTTGCGCCGCGTGTCGAAGCGCCGGAACAGCGCTGCGTCGGCGATCCACTCGATCAACGAGTCGGCGCAGAAAGGCCGCAGCCGCGCGATCATGGTCTTGCAGCCGTCAGCGGCTGGTATCGTCTCTACGACAGGGTGCACCAGGGTGCCGGCACGCGAGAAGATCGGCATGTCGGTCGCGAGCAGCGCCTTCTCGGTCTCGGTTAACATGCGTGGTAGCTGACTCGCGACGATGTGGATGGTGCGCAAGACGCGGGTCGTCTCGGCGTTGGCCGCGCCGCTATTGGCGAACTTGTCGTAGGAGCGTTGCACCTCCTCGTGCAGGCGGCCGAGGTATTTCTGCGCGATACCGTCTGGGTACCTCTCCAGCAGGGCGACGATCGCGTCGACACCCCAGCGCCGTTTCTTCAGCTGTGCGATCACGCTGTGAAAGACGGCGGAGCGATCGTCCGCCCCTGCACCGTGGCGGATGAGCTCGAGCAACTCGCCCGGCAGCGTTGCCTCATCACCGGCGTCGTGCGCCGCTCTGCTGCTGGCGCGCGTTTTCCATGTCGCCGGCGGAAATGCCGCCAGCAGCGCGTCTGGTTTCCACAGGCGGCCAGTATGTTCGGCGATGCGGGTCGTCTCGACGGCGACGCGGCCACGCTTGCGCTTGCTGGCGGAGGGGAAATTCGGCGTCCCGGCGACCCGGTAGCATTGGGTGATGACGCCGGTGTCCTGGTCGGCGCCGGCACTCTTGCGGATGGCCTCGCCGATCGTCTTGGCATGGGCCGCCGGTATGGCGCGTTCGAACAGGTACCAGAGGTGGAAGTTGCCCGGCGACGTTTCGACCGCGAGGCTTGGCTTGGCGGCGATGTTGCCGGCCTTGCCCTTGTCGGCGTCGCTGTCGCAGACCAGGCCGAAGACCCAAGCGGTGTCGCCGATCCCGCCGCGCTTGCTGCCGCGCAGCGCTTTGTCGACTGTGCGCGCCTCGATGTAGACGTTGTGGCCGGCGCTGGCGTCGTCGATCGCCACCTTCACCATGGCCTCGACGTCGCCGATGTTGAACCGGGTGGGCACGACGCTCTTTTCGTCGAGCGGGTTGATCCGGCACAACTGCAGCATCCCCGGCCGATCGGCGCCGTCGATGGTCTGGGCCGCATGGTTATTGATGATCTCGATGAACCGGCGGAGGGTCAGCACGTCGACCTGGGGCGTGTTGAAGTCCATCGTCAGATCCTTCCCCCGAGCCGAAAGAAGATGCTGCGCAGCCATTTGGCTTGCTTCTCGGTCGGCTCGCGCCAAACCGTCTTCGCCGCCATGTCGTTGACGAAGGTCCTTTCATTCTCCCGCAATCGGTTGTTGCGTTGCTGGCAATGACGGGCGATCTCGTGCCAGTGCGGCGTTCCATCGACGTTGTAAAAGGCTTCGGAGCCGTGGCGCCCGTTTTCTGCTTCGCGCAAGCCGGCGCGGTAGCCGGCGTCGTAAAGTCTCTTCATTTGGGCGTCAGTGGGGCCGCCGCCATTCGGCTTCTCCAGCCTTTCCGCCAGCACGTGTATGTCGGCACCGGCGCCTTTCAGCATGCGCAGCATGGCACGCGCCGCAGCGATGACGTCGCCGTCGCGGTCGCTGGACAGCATGCGAACCGCTGCCGCCAGCTTGTTGGCGATCGGGGCGAGCAGGTCCGTCACGCCGGGCCCCAGCAGCGCTCGTGATGGCCGCAAATCTTGCAGCGCCAATCCGCGGAGTCATTGGTGATTCGCGGCAATAGCTCGCCGGCGCACGTCGCTTCGATCACCATCACGGCGCGGTCCGACCAAGCCTGCGCCTGCTCGGGATTGAACGGCACCATAACGTGCAGCCGCTCGCAGGTGTCGGCATTGGTGGCAGTGAATAAGGCCGGATGTTGGTAGACCTTGAGATAGGCTTGGTACAGCCAGACCTGTGCGGCGTAACGCGGGTAGGCCTTCTCCACGCCGTCGCGCTCGATCGCGCGCCAGCCCTTGGCACCGAGGCACTTGTGTTCCCACACGCAGGGATAGCCGATGCCGGGCAGCGATGGGCCGCCGGTCAGCAGGCCGTCGACGTGGCCGCGAAACAGGCCGCCAGCGGCAACGAAGTGAAGCTCGCCCGGTGCGAAGCGGAAGCCACAGCGTTTCAGATGCTGGCGGGACATCTCCTCGAAAAAATGCCCGCGGGCGAATATGTCGCGCATGCGCGTGGGGTGTTGCGGATCGACCAGCCAGTCATATTGCACCCGCCGCAGGCACTCATTGCCAACCGACGAGGCGCCGAGGTATTGGCGGCCGTTTTCCTCCGGCGGCTCGGCGCGCTCGATCAGCTCGTTGATAGCCACGCTGAGGGCGCTGATCGAAACGTTGGCACGGTTGAAGTCGAGCATTGGAGCGCGGTCCGTCAAATTCCGATGTCATCGTTGAATTCGTCCGGCGTCATCAGCGGCCCGCCGGCGGCCGCGTTGGCCTCGCGCGCGACTGCGCCGGCAGATTTCTGAGTGACCCACCTGCTGGATAGATCGCGCGCGATCTCGGCCTTGCGGATCAGACGCGTGGCCTTCATCAGAAAGTCGATCACGGCCTCGCGCGGCAACTGCCCGAGCGGCAGGGTCCAGTCGACGTTGGAAATCTCGACGAGTTCCGGCAGGATCGATGCGACGACGCCGGCGTCCCACGGCTCCGGGTCTAAGCCGGTCATCCGCACGGCCAACTCGGTGTCGATCTCCTCGGCAACGGCTTGCTCGGCGCGCGTCGATATCCAACCGAACAGGATCGCGGCCACGATCCAGCCCCACTCCGCATTGCCGAGGCGGCCGATTGGTGTCCCGGCGGGGATAATACCGCCGCCGATGACCTTCCGCGCGGCTTCGATGGCAACGCTGGTCGCGCGCCGTTCCCAGGCGTCCTCGACCGCCGTGACGAAAGGCCGGCCGAAGCCGGCTTTCGCCTTGAGACGGATCGTACTCACGACGCCCACGCCGGCTTGGTAATGGTGGGCTGCGTGGATGACGCGTTGTCGGACGGCTTGGGCGGCGGCGGCACCTGCTCGACCGCATGCCAATCTTTGCGGTCGGGAGTAATCACCTGCAGCAGGATATTGCGGTCGGGATAATGGCCGCCGCCGTTGCCTTTGTCAGCGCCCTTCTCAATGCCGATCTTGGCGATGAAGCGGATGCCATCGAATGCCTTGAGCGGCACAGTGCGGGCCGCCCGCGCCTGCGGGCTGGCGTTGTCAGGCTTAATGCCGCGGGCCGATTCTAGGATTGCCCGTAGCTTGCCCCGGCTAATTTCGGCAGCCGTGGCGTGGCCATCCGTCGTGCCGGCAAGGACGAAACGCTCCCATAGCTTGCGCCGAGCGAATTGCCCGTCGACGACCGTGAGTTCGACGTCGAGCATTTCGCAGAGACCGTCCTGCGAGCGTCGCAACAAACCATCCTCGCCGGCACTGCCGGGTCGAACCGCGAGCTGCAACGTCGCGATGGTGCCGGCTGGGATCAGTTCGATTTCCCGTTGCGGCTGTGCATCACTATAGTCGTACATGGTCTTTCTCCTGTGCTTTTGCAGGTTCGGAAATGACGAATTGCTTTCGTTCACTGGGGCCGACAAGCTTGGCGATCAGCTTGCCGAGGTGCGGTTGTTCGATCTGCTCGAGCTTGCCGGCGCGATCTTTCGCGGGATAGCGCCAGGGGTTCGGCGACGTACACACTAAGGCGCGCGCCGGATTGCCGTCGCCGAAATCAACGAACTGCATCGTGATGACCTGATCGACGATGCCGGGTAGCTCGCGGGAAGTCTTCGTGCCTTCCATTTGTATTTGAAATTCGGGGCGGTTGAATTCGTCGGTAACCTTTTCCAGTATCGCGACGAAGATCACGTTCATTCCGCGCGCATGCTGCAATTGATGCAACCAATTGATCATCTCGCGCGCATGCAAACCATAAGCACCGCGCACGTCCTTCTTGCCGCTGCGCTCGGAGAACGCTTCCGGTTGCTGTTCCGCCCAGCGGAAGCTCAGGCGGCTGAGGGCTGTGATCGAGTCAACAAACAGGGTCTGATACTTTTCGAGGTTATCGAGCGCCCCGCCGCTCGCCTCATAGTGCGCTTGTGAGTAGCATGCGGTTGGCCGGAAACTGGGGTTAGGACCGCCGATCCTGCACGCGATATCTCGCGCAGTGGTCCAGTCATCCAAGCGAACAGTATCGACCGGCACTTCCTGCACAGCGAGGTCGCCCGCCTCGACATCGACGAACAATGTGTGCGCCCAATCGAGCGTACGCAGCAGCGATGTCTTACCGACACCGGCCGGGCCGATGATCAAGGCCTTCACGCCGTGGCTTTCGGCGAGACGTTGATCGGCGCCGATGATCTTCATCATTCGACCTGATCGTGGCTTAACTGATCGTCGGCGCGAGCCGCGCCATCGATCGGCTCCTGTTCGTCAGCACGATCAATTGGACCAATCGTGTTGATGTGGACGCGGTCAGACTCGAACGCCTCGATATCCGACAACCGATAGATTACCCGGCCGTTGATCTTCAGATAGCGTGGCCCGCGACCCTGCCAGCGCCACTGTTCAAGAGTGCGCGGGGATATCAGCCAACGGTCCGCGAGATGCTTCTGGTCGAGATGTTGCATACCGAATATTCCTCAGGACACGCGGTCGTCTGATACGGCGCGCCCAAACACACGAGAGAACGTGGGTATTCTTGGTCGTTCAATCCGTGATCAGTCGGGAAAAAAGGTGTTAACGCTTCGGGAGAAAAACACGTGGTTTTTCAAAGCCTCTGTTGGAGAAGCGTGAACTGTTCCTCGGTGAAGCGTTAACCTCGCGAGCACTTAAGAATGCGCCGACGCGAAATTCAACCTGCCAAGCACCAAGTTGCCGCTCAATAAACCCGGCAGGGGAAGCAGGCCCTGATCTTGATACACGTCGCTCATTGGAAGAATACCCAACGTTCAGATCGCGGATCGCGGAATCAGTGAAGTCGATAAATCAACGTTGTGATGCTACCAGCCTCACTCGATCCGGATTAAGTCTATAGCCGTGCCATGGGCTGCTCTCGATGACGGCATTGATTGAAAGTTCAGGGTCGCCCGCCTCCTTGGCGAGCCTAATAATTTTGTTTCGACACTGACTCACACGAACGCGCAGCACCTCAGACTTGTACTTGAGTTGCCTCGTTAGCTCCTTCGTAGTCAGGTATGGATATTTTTCGGGCGTCAACTCATTTTCCCGAGCCTCGCGGAATGGTGTCGCTAAAGCTATGAGCAACTTAGCGTCGGCACCTTTTACCTCGCCCCACCGAGCGAATATGACGCGCTCGCCGGCCTCATCAACGGTTATTCTCACTTCTTGGAGCGGCATTTCAGCGATTTGTGGCGCGCTTGGCGACGCGGGATAAGATGTACCCTCACTGCGTTGTGCAACGATCAATGAGACCAAACAATCTGGGGGCAAGCTGCCGTTCCGAATATTTGCCTTGTTTGCATC